ATAGAGGATGTCCCACATGCCACCAAAGTTGGAGATGGTTTTCTTTGTGGTCATCTCCCACTTGGCGTAATCTGGCGGTCTGACTTGGTAAGTCTCTTCCGACCCATCATTGTATTTAATTGTGACTTGCTGTTGCATTTATTGCTCCCGATCTACTATTTAAGCTGAGAAAGTCTCTGTGACTTCTCCACGAGCTACCTTGAAAGTAAAGTCTACAGTTTGAGCATCAGTTCCTGCTCCACCAGCAGTTGGAAACTCTGGAAGAATTGGGAACACGAATTGCGCTCCTGTTGCTGCTGTAAGTGTTACTGAAATCTCTGAGTTTGGTGAGCCTTCAGCTGCGGTCCATAGAGCCTCGCATACTGAGTTAGCCTTGCCCCAGTCTGCAAGCATTTCAAGAGCGAAAGTACCCTCTGTATTCACAACTTTGTAGGCCTCGCCGTCAAGTGTCTGATATGTCTCACGCACATTGGTCTTTGTGAGAACTGCGCTTGTTGCCTGTGCTTCGATATCTGTTCCACCTGTGAAAGATAGAGAAATATCGCGACCTGTGATTACTGTGGTTGCCATGTATATTCCTTAGTTTGTTTGAGTGTAGTAGGTAGAAACTCTGATATCGGCCACCAAGCAATTTGATGGGCCAACCTGAGTAACTGTTGGTTTTTCTACTGCTCCGATCGTGTACCCGGCAGGGATGACTTTCAGAACGCTGATTACAAGCTGCTCGAGGTTGTCGAGCGATGCAGGGTTGCTGTTATAGGCAACCGCTACAGAGACTACAAGATTGACCTTCAGGTGAAGGGTTGACTTGTTGATTGTCTCTAAATCTAGGTAAGGTGAATCTGGAACGCATACGACAAAAGGAACCATTGGAGCCTCAGGCACATAGGCGTACACATTGCCAGCAACTCCAGCAAAAGCTGTTGCCAAAGGCTGGCGTACTGTGTCGAGGATTGTTGATGCTGGCATTACTGCACCATAGATTCAGTATCGAGATAAGCCCCTAAGAGACCTGACACTCGATTGAATAAACTTCTCCCGAGACGATAGGGCGAAACTGAAGTAAAGTCGATTCCCTCGATCTGTCCACCTGGAGCGATTCGGGATTGGAAAACTTCTACTGATACTGCGAGAACAGCTGATTCAACAGCACTAACCCCAACATAAGTGGAAGCACCGGAAAGAGTTGCCAAGCCAGAAGGGATAACATTGATTTCAATAACATCCGCATTTGTAATCGCCGCTGTGAATTCATAGGCTGTTGGGCCTTCCAAAACTGTGTGTGTTCCGTTAAATGGGGAGCCGCATCCTGTGATGACTACGCTCTGACCCTCTGAGAACTCGTGAATGTTTGTTGTGTGAAAGGTTGCGACATTATCAGTCAGCGAAACCTTATCAACTGCCGTTGCGTACTTAACGAGCATTGGCAAAATTACTGCTTCGGCAGTATCGATTACATCTGTGAGGTAAGCATCGTTGTAGAGGGATGTAGAAACGCCAAGAACGGACCGCAATTCGCTTGCAGTTACTATTGTTGCCATCTCTACATCCTCTCGTTAAACGACTGTGGGGAGCCCCGGGAGCAGAGCCCCCCACATGATTAGTGTGTGCTTATTAAGCAGCGTTGTTGAAGGTAAATGCACCACCGGCTGAAAGTGTGACTGCGCTTCCATAACCGTAGTAGCCAACCTCAACCTGACCTGTTCCGACAATGTTTGTGCGGAGCTGTAGTGGGCCAGCACCTTCGTACCAGACGAATGAATCGCTGTTAACCATGATGATTGAATCATCTGCAACGCCTGAAGCGTTTGGTGTTACGAATAGTGGAAGACCCATGATTGAGCCAACTGCTGATCCTGGAGTTGCTACGCCCATGCCGTTTTGGCTGTTTCCAGCTACATCGAACAATGGTCGCTTGTTTCCATCAGTTAGCGCAATGAGGTTTGCCCATTGTGCAGGTGTTACAACAACGCCAGTTGCGTGGCGCTTTGTTGCTGCGTAGATTGAAGCTGCTCCGCGTGAAATGAAGCCAGCGAACTCATCTCCATCGAATGGAAGTGTGATTGCTGTTGAGTCTGCTGTTCCAGCTGAAAGAGCTGTGAATACTGCTGCATCTGTAGCTGAAGCGTATGCGTTGCCCATGAGGCGAACAAGCTCTTCAAAGAAAGCTGGAGATGTACGATCAAGAACCTCAACATCGAACTTCTGCATGCCAGCGTACTTTGAAACTGTAGCTGAAACATATTCAATCTCAACCTGAGTATCTGAGAAAGCACCCTTTTCAGCTGCTGCTGCAACTGTTGGAGCTGTCTTTACGCGAGGAATCTCGAAAGTAAGTCCTGCTGCTGGAAGTACTGCATTGCGTACTGCTGCAATTGCTGGACGGACATTAGTTGTCTTTGGATCCCAAATTGTTGTGAGCTGTGGTGTTGGAACTAGACCAGCAACCTCTGTTGAAGTTGTATCTGATGCTGCTGCAACCCAAAGCTTTGATGTCTCATCACCAAGCTGAGCGCGTACTGAGTGCTCTAGGAATGATGCTGGACCTGTGATGCCATGACGAACCTTAGTTGTCATAACAGGAGCTGTTGAAGCTTTAACTTCAACCTTTGCAGCCTCTACCGTCTCAACGGCAGGAGTTGCTTCTGGAACGGTAGTGTCTGACACTTGTTCTCCTTCTGTGTTTGATTTTGTTTCTTCCTGAGATGGCTCAGAAATCTCTGTCTCTTCTGCTGCGACTTTTTCAACAGTCGCTCCTGGAATTGCGCCGTCTGTGACAAGGCTGACCTCTAAAAGATTACTTGCTGAGATAGCGAGAACGCCGTCTTTGTTTTCCCATGAATCAACTTCTACGCCCACGCTGAAATCTGAACGAAGGCCGGTTGCTGCTTCTTCGAGAGCATCGTTTCCGGCTGTTGTCTTAGCAATCTTAAATGAAGCTGTTATGCCTGAGTCATCCTGAGCCCACTCAACAAGCTTTCCCAAAGGACGGGTTGTGTCATGCTGAAGCACGAGCTTGGTGTTCTTGGCGAACTTGATTGAGTCTGGCAAGAACATAGTCTTACCGGCTGAAGTGTTGCCTTCTGCGTTCCATTGAACGATTCGACCTGCGATGATGCGTGATTCTGCATCTGCCGCTGTCAGGGTTACTGGCATCGTGATCTTCATTAGTTGCTCTCCTTGTTGTCAATCAAATCTTCTTCTTCTTGAATCTGCTCAACGCTCATCGCACCAATTCGGTTCAAGATTTCATAAACCTGCGCACGAGCCAAAGCATCTGAACGCAAGAACTCATCGAGGGAGAAACGCACCTCTGTTGTTTGGCTTACGAAATCTGGCATGCTGAGTCTTTGCTCAATAGCTGTGAGAATTGGCTTCATGGAGAAGTCGATGAGAGAACGGCGCTCTGAAACGCTGTTGCTGTAGGTCATGCTTGTTGTTTCAGCGCTGACGAAATATGCAGGAAGGTTGCAAGCGCGAGCTAATTCGAGCGCGACATACTGGCGAGCTTCATTGAGCTGGAGTTTTGCTGGATCGATGCCCAACGCTTGCAATTCAACATCTGCATTTAGAAATACTGTTGACTTCTGTGTACGAGCTACGCGATAAGCCTCGAGAAGCTTAGCAATACGCTCTGATGGAAGATTAGTGCCGTTTGACTTCAAGACTTGAAGAGGCACAGGCTCTTTAGCAAATGTCTCTGCTGCCTGTTCAAGCGCATGCGCCGCCCGGATAGTGCGACCTGCTCGATTTAAGATTCCTTCATCTAATCCGTAAAACACAATAAGGGAACCAACGCCTTGAGTTGGAAGTACCTTGCCATCGATGTAATATCCAATGATTTCTGTGCCTTGAGCGTTTAGTTGCTGAGTTACACGATCAGGAGCAACGCGAGTCCAAGCACGAACTCTTCCGGTATCGCCATACTGCTCTAAAACTTGACCATAAGCTACGCCAAGGAATAACAAATCTTCTGCTATCCATGAATAGATTGCTGAACCTGGAACGCGTGGATCAGGTTGATTGATAACTGCTGGAGTTCCGACATGAGAACCATTGAGCTTTGAATACTGCTCGAGGGGAAGTGAAGCAAGAGTGCTGCAAATTATGTTACGAGCGCGAGCGATTGTTGGAACTGCCATCGCTTGGTTGCGAGTTGCTGAAGAACCAAAGGTTCCAAAATTGTTATATGAAGCGCTGTTGTTAAAAGGCGCAGGTGTGGCAGCCGCATCGACAGTTTGAGGAGCTACTGGAGTGGCTGGCAGAAAGAAGTCTTTGATTCCCATATGGACATATTGTACAGCAATGTCTAACCCTTAACCTATCTGAATGTCAACTTCAGTTTCTGCTCGTGTCGCAAAGTGAGTCACCATTGCAGCCGCTACTCCACCGCAAATGATTCCCGATGCTTTCCGGCCCATGACCCAACCACCGTCACCGCGTTGAAGCTTTACAGCTGAGAGAACTTGTTTGTCGAGTTCCTCTTGGCCTTCATGAACGAGTCGAGCCGCTGAAACCGCTGACACGAACTCATCGCAGCTCTGTTGATAGTCCTGAGAATTGATTTCATAGACAGGGATTCCTGCTGGAGCCAATCTGGCCGCGACTGCCGCCGCTGTTGACTTGGAGAACGCCACATAGTTGACCGGGAACTTGCGAACCCAAGGAGCGATGTCATTTGCCATCTGCTTATCGTCAATCGATACTGGATTGAACCAAGTCTGCAAAAGCGCCACCATGAATCGATCGCCTTCGAGTCTTTGGCCAGCAACAAGGCTTGCGTGTTTTCTGTCAGGGCTCAAATCTATGGCCATCCAGGTGTCGCGCTCTTTGTCGAGCTTGACGGACTCATCCTTGCATTTCTTCCATTCGGCTTCTGAGATAACTGGGTTAATCATCGAAACGAACTGGCATAGGATTTCGGTTCTAAAGATATCTTCACGATCTGAAAGGCTGTCCTTGATGTTGTCCTCGTGAACCGTATGGCCCAAGGATGGGTTGCTTTGATACCAGGCATCTTTGTCATCTACGGCAGCGCCCGGCTCGGCAGACCATTCAAACCAACCGATAGAATCATCTGCACCGGCAGCAGCGGCTAGACCGCGCTCTCTGAACTTCAGCAGTAAGACCGAACCGGCATGACCAGCATTGCTGTAAAAGTAGGCTTGAGGATTCTTGTTCGACATCTGCGTGAAGCGCATCGAGCTCCAGACATCTTCTGTGTCAAACTCTCGAAGCTCATCGATATGGATAACATCTGGCCCTGCGATACCTCGAGCAGCTGAGTTACCAGCTCGAATTAAGTAGCGAGCCCCATTCTTAAATCGAATCTCTTGGCTTCCCTTGGACTCGTACTTCTTGGCAAAGTTCTCTTGCAAAATATGGCTGTCATCGATCATCTGACCAACCTTGAAGAAGATTTCAGATGAGGTTGTCAGCTTGTGAGCAGTTGCCAAATGCATCTTCTCATCCAGGCGATAAATGCCAAACAGGATGCGAAGCGCCATGAAGGTGGATTTGCCCTGTTGTCTCGGAAGCATGATCCCTACCAATGGATGAGCCCACCGGCCATCGGCCTTGTACTTCAAAGTCTCTATTGCGAGAAGCTCTTGCCAAGGCAGAAGCGGAAACCCTATCTCCTTGCAGAAATCAATCATTTCTTGGCCCCTGGACGGTAAATCCAAGCTTGGAGAGGCGATTCTAGGCGTTTGAGAGCCATATCGAGGTTCTGTTACCCCTACCTCAGCCGTTTGCAGCCCGATAGAGCCGTTTTCAGAGGGTCAGAGCGTAGTCATCACAGGATGCGGCTCCCCATTTAACGGAACACACACAGTTTTGGAAGGCCCAACAGCCTATGAATTCACAG